ATTAGCTAAACAAACTGATTTATTGGTTTTATCCTCATTAAATGATGTTAATGCCTTAATTATTTCACAACAAGATCGCAAGCAAGTCGTAGACTTTTTGGGAGCTCGTCAAATTCCGCTGGCTACAGCATGTGATGGAGATGAGGTTTGTATGGTATCCTTGGTTGGTAAAACAATCAATGATACTGTGACCATAAGTCCAAAGATTCATTATGGAAAATGTTTGGGGATTCGTAACCAATATGGTGCTAGTGAGGTTATGTATAATATACATACTGAAGTTGGCAACTGTGGTTCTCCAATTTTTAAAATTAAAGATGGTGTTGTTTTTCTTGTAGCTATGCATAATAAACAAACTATAATTGGTCCAGAACTTAACGATTCTGTTAATTCTGGTATCAATCTTACTGATGTTGTAAATAATCAGCTCAGTAAGTCTTCAATGGTGAAGAACTCTTTAAACTAGAGTGGGTGCCTCAAATCTCTGATTTCAGGGATCCGGAGGTAGACCCGTTGGAGGAATATAAGTTTGTAAATTATTTGTATAACATTAAAAATGACACTTTTGATATTTCTGATGAGTGTTTTGATTCTTTATTTTATAATTTTGTTTCTAGTAATTTCCCTGATTTGGAGAATGAATGTTTAAAAATGTTCCAACCAACAGTAGATTTGGAAGGTTATCTTGCCTCTTTTGGTAAGTATGACGTACCCACTCCCTGTTGGTCTGATGAATTAGCTCATAGTTTTGATTTGGCTAGCACACATGTGCAAGATCTCTTCGTTCCTATACTTAAGGATTGTGAAATTCTTAGTTTGGAGGACGTTTGGAACCAAATGGACAAAACAACTTCTATGGGTTATCCCTTGAATAAACAATATAAAAACAAACGTGATTATTTTGAAAAGGTCGGAAATTTAAGTATTTTTGAAGACTATTGGAACAGTTTTCCTAATTGTTCAGCTCCTGTATGGCTCGTCTCTTCAAAGGATGAGTTGAGGGAACTGAGTAAATCAAAACTGGTTACAGATCTCGAATATGATAAATTCCGTGTTTTCTTAGCAGCTGATGCTAAGTTTACTTCTTTTTCAAATAGGCTTTGTTTGGACTTTAACAACAAAATGTGTTCTCGACAGGTTCATTTACCTTCTGATGTTGGTATATCCAAATACATGAATGGTTACTCTAAACTAACAGATAAATTTGGTAGTTATAGGGTTGGATCTGTAGATGGCAAAAGTTTTGATGCTTATGTCCATTATTTTAATCATTGGGAAAATTTCAAACTTCGATTGATGTGTTACTCAAGTATGGAGGAAGATTCTTATAAAAGGTTACTTTTTGTTTATCAAAACTCATGGTTTAAATACTGTGCGGTTAGTAACAATTTGTATCTTCTTATGTCTGGAATGCCCTCTGGCTTTGGTAATACGGTCAACGATAATTCTCTTAATTCAGCAAGAAATTACTTTTCGTTCTATTTTTATTTTATGTTTTATAATTTATGTTTGGAAGGTGATTTGGTTCATTCCTATTTAAAGTCAGTTGCTATTAGTGTTTATGGAGACGATATAGTTTTCCGTATTTTGTACGTGCAAGACCGTATTTCTTTTGACACTACTCAGTTTATATTAACAGCTGAACTTTTTGGTATCCCATATTCTTATGAGTATGAAGGTGAACTAATAGGTTGTAAATATTTGGGCCATGAGCTTCAACTTGTTGAAGACTATGGTGTCCAATCTTTCTTGCCGGTCTTACCCACACAGCGAGTGCTATCGTCAATGGCATTTGGTGGTGATGGAACATTACCTTGTAACTTATTAAGGTGCGTTGGACTGTTACAAGAAAGCTGGCCAAATAAAACTACAAGACAAGTTCTTCGTGGTTACATTGAAAACCTATTAAAGTTAGGAATCGATAAAGAATCTTTTAAAGGTATTGATTTAAAGAACATTCGATTATCTGTGTTCAGTGATCTGCAATATTGGTCTATGTACACAGGTAGAGATGTTTCGCAATTATATTAATTTAAAAGAGGTCTTATAATTCGAATCCTCTTTAATTTTCAATTAATTGCTTTGAGTCAATGGCTCGAAAATCTTCTAAACGTCAGTTATCCCCGTCACAAATCGCAGTGAGAAAAGCTCGCAACCAACGCCGTAATGCCCGTAGAAAAGA